GCATCTATTTCCATGTATTAAATCATTTAAATTGTGTAACATTATAACTTCTATTAAAATAATTTTAAATTTAATACGTATTAAATTTAAAATTATTTTCTTTTATATTATTAAATAATACAAATATGTCTGGAGCAGTTGCCGCTCATGCTGCTTATAATGGTTCTGGAACACAGGGTCTTGCTGTTACTAATAGAATTAACGACACAGGAGATGTAATGTCTGTTTTCTGGACCAAAAACGATACCACTAGACAGTTACTACACGGATCTAGTTTGGTTGAAGTTGTTAGCACAGGTTCCTCGGGTCAGCAAAATAGTTTTGGTTCGTCTAAAATTTTTACTATTAACAACGATGTAGATGTCTTGGGAGACATATTTTTGGACTTAACTTTAAAGGTTACGCCAACTTTTGCGGCAACACAAATTTCTGGTTCACCAAAAACGCTCGTAGATTTTGAATTGGACCAAAATTTTCAATATAAATTAATCGATAGAGTTGAATTTATGGTAGGTACTCAGATTTGGCACACACTCACGGGTGCAGATATCAGGGTTTTAACCACTACATCTAAACCAGAATCTGTGTCTGAACTAATGGCTGCTAAAATTTCATCCGAACGGTTTATTCGCGCAGACCCAGTTGATTCGACATTCGTACCAGTATTCGCAGATATTTCAGCTGTTGTTGCGGCACCACAGACTGGGAAGTCGGAAACTACAAGAGTAGTCTTATGGTTACCTGCTTTATCTGCGGACATAAGTTCTCCGCTTAAAAAATTTACAGACATAACCGAAAATGGATATATAATGGCCGCCGCCCCTCAACAGTCTGTTAAAATTAAGGTTACCTTCGCCAATAGCGGTTCTAGTACATCTGATAAAATAACTTCTACAGGTTTTACAGACACGCTTGCCGCTACGGGTACTTCCAATACCGTGGTTGGGTATCGCGACTCAGAGTTTGACTCCTCTTTGAATAATACGGGTAGCGTGTTCGTAGGATTTTCAAACATCAATAGATATCCATTCGAAAGACTCGTAACCGGATTTGCGGCCGCTGGATCTACAGCCGTCGTTTCAGCTAACGCGGGTGCTATTACTGTAGATCTAGCTATAGATCGCGTTAGAATGTTTGCTAAACAAATTATGTTGTGTAAAGAAGAAAGAGATCAGATTAGGAGTGTTCCAAACGGCTTACCTTTTAGACTTAAAATGACGCAATCTATTAAAGCGGACGTAAATGCAAAAGAAAAAACTATCGATTTAGATTCGTTTTCTTTGTACGCATCTCATTTAATAATTACAGGAGATATATCTGGTGCGTATATAACAGAGGCGGAACTAAAACTAAACTCGTCTTCTTTTTCTGGAAGCTTGCCTGCTATATTACTTAAAAACGATATGGCTGAAAGTTTACATTTATACTCTGGATCAACCCTAAGTACATCTCACGTAACCTCAGTTAAGGAATTGGGCGTTAATTTGGGTGTGAATGAATTACCTATGCTTATATTTCCGTTAGCTTCTACTGCATTTTCAGGCTCCAGTGTTCCGTTGAACAGATTTGACAGTATTAGATTAACTCTCAAATTTAACGATATTCCTGGCGTCTCCACTCACAAATTAAACACAAACGGTATTAACGTAACGTGCGTAGGAGAAACTACTGTACTTTACAAGGGAGGCGCCGCTACTTTAGCAATGTATTAAATACACATTCTATAGCCCAAGAATTAATTATTAATTAAAAATTTAAAATATCATCTTATATAAAATGTTAAATATAATACGATATTTTGTAATACTTTTACAATATTTATTATTCGGAGCCTTATTATTAAGCGGCGTATCAGTATTTGCTGTGTTAGTATTTCAATTGGTATATTTAATATTCTAAATTTTGAAATTACATCGAACTATAAAATTTCCAATTTAATTCTTTGCATATATTTTTCCATATTTCGTCCTGTTCGTGCATTTTTTCTCTACTTTTGAGTAGAGGAAAGTATTTTAGATATTCATATTTTTCTAAAAGTTGAAAAAATTTATAAAGAGTATAAGAGTAGCTTAAAAAATTTTTTCTAGATTTAGGACAGTGTTTTTCAAATGGTTTTTGTATATCATTGAACATACGCAACAGAGTAGTTTCTAATTCGTGGTTAATTATCATTCTTTTCTCGCCTGTAATTCTAGTAATTATATTAGGAATGTGTTCGTAATATTTATTTAGTTTTAATTTTTTCAAGAACTCCTTCATTTTATCGTACGTTATGTTGCTTTTATCCGTAATTCTCTCTTTTCTAATTTCTGATAATATACTATTTATAATTTCATCTGGGATAGTTATTCCTTCCCTACCTTGAGTCTGATATATCCATTCTTTAAAATGATTAGTTCTTTTATAGCAATATGGTTTATAATATTCGTGAGTTTCAGAATGGTTCCATTCTTGGATACAAGATATATTAAAATTTTCAATGTTACCACATGAATAACAAACGTTTACACCAACCGACGCGTCATTGATTAATTTATTTCCACAGTCTTTACAATTAAAAAGGCGGGGAGATACATTTATAAAATTTATATTTTCTTCGGGGAAACAGGATGATATATAATGTTTATACATTAATTCCCTATTATTTTTAGAGTCCAATTTGATATATTTAGAAATATCACCTAAACTATCTTTTTCTTCAATCTGTTGATCGTTGTTATCTATGTTTTTAATAAAATCTATTGCTTTAAATAAATAATCTACTAATTCTCTTTCTGATTCTATATCTTTAATTTTATCTTCTAAAACTTTAATTTTTTGTAAATTTGAAGAAATATCTTTAGTTTGTAATTTTAATAATTCTTTTTTGTATATACCTACATTTCCTTTTTCTTTTTCTATATCTTTTATTTTCAATGTGTGTTTTTCTAAAATTGAAGTTCTGGAATCTGTGTGTATCGGTTTTTTTGAAATTTTGAACGAAGCCATAAATTATCAATTATTGATAATATATACTATTTTTTTAAACGTTTTAATTTATCAATTATTTAATTTTATATTTATTAAGAGTTATGTTTTTAATCAAGTTTTCGAATACTTTTAGTTTAAAAGCTGCAAATAACATAGCAAAAATATATAAAATTAAATATATTTCAAGACTTAATAAAAATAATTTATTAATTCTACTTAACAGATTCAATGCTGCTAAAATGATACAACGCAATTTTAGGGAAAAACTTATTTTGAATAAAGAGTGTCCAATATGTAATGAAAAATTGGTGTATCCATTTGTATCTTTTAAAATTGGAAATAAATTTTTTTACTACGATTTCAATACTATTATCAGTTATTTTGAAAAATCGGGAGATTTTAGAGATCCGTGTACTAGAAAAACAATCCCTGATAAAAAAATATATCAAATAAATTCACTGATTAATTATTATTATGGAAAGTACAGTAAACGGATTTTAATTACTAAAGAAATGGTTAAAAACGTAGAATTTAATATAATTACTTATTGTTTATATGATTTAATAAAAGAACTCAATACTTTTACTATAAATTTGGATAAAATTTATGAAACCGTATTACCTAGATTTATATACTATATTAATTATCTCATTATAAGATATCCAATAGACGAATTTAAAATTCTTTTAAATGCTTGTAAACAATCTATTACAAACAATACATTATTGGAATATATAAAATATATCGATAATAATTATTGCTAAAAATTTTTAAATATAAAGAAAATACATATATAAAGACTGATAGGTAATGTCAAATTGCAAAATTTGCGATCCGAAAAGTAAATTTTCAAATTGTATTTGTCCAGAAAATTTCACAAATTTTGATACAACATGCGAAAATTTTAGTGAAAATTTTAACTTTTTATCAATTACAAAACCGTGGGCTATATCTACTATTACAGCGTGTTGTAATTTTAATAGTAGAATAGATATAAAAACATACATAGACATATACGGAAATAATTGTTCCAAAAAAAAATTTTATAATTGCATTCATGTATACATTGGTGTAAAATACCAGGGTAAGATTAAGGTATCATTTAAAATTTTCGAAAATGGTAAAACACAAATCGCAGGAGCTTTAAATATACAAGCAATTACATACGCGATAAGAAAAATGTTTAAAAGATTAAGTAAGATTAAAGCGTTCGTTGAAAATGCTTTTATTTCGAATCTAAAAATTTGTATGATTAACTCGGATTTCAAAATCGGCAAAAATATAAAACAGGCTAATTTATGCAAGCTTTTCGACGAAAAGAATTACTCTTATATAAAGAGATATTCTTTTAATCCTAATAAATACCCAGCAATCAATTTAAAAATTTTGAATTCCAAAGATTTGACGTTGAGCACGTGTTTAATATTTAGATCTGGTAGTATAATTATTACAGGTGGTAACAACGTTTGTGAATATTTACATATTTACAATAATATTTTAAAAATTATAGAAGAAAACCGTGATTCAGTATTAATTTAAACCTGTGAGGTCTTCGATTTCTTCCTCAATTTTTACTTTTTTATTTTCATTTTCCTCGGGTTTAACCTTTATATTTTCATTTTCTTCAGTTTTTACTTTTGTTTTTTTAGTATTTTTTTCGCTACTAAATATAATATTCGCTATGAATTTATCTATCTTTTCAAATTTTTCACTGAAGGAATTAAGTTTCAGATACATCTTGTAATATAAATAAAACAATATTATACACATGCATAGCACAATTATAAAATATATAAAGGACGAATTTCCTGTATCAATATCCATTTTATATTACATAATTTAAAATATTTTAAATACGATTTTAAAACGAATATTACTCTGGGTCGTCTAGCAAATTATCGTCATTTGCTATGTCTATTCCTACTATAAATACTGTTCTTTTCAATAAAATACCAGATCCTCGTGGATATACGCGCGAGCCCTGTGTAAGAACCTTTATATCATTGTTTGCAAATGTAGCCATGTAATAATCTTTTGTAAACTGTTCTCTGGGTAGATTGTTTTCTCTACAGTGATCGTTAAACGCTTGAGAAAATACCTTCATCGGAATATATAATTCTTTACCACGAACTACATTTTCAGATTTCAAAAAATTCTGCAAAGAATTCGTAGTTTGTTCCATATCGTCTTTATTTTCATGAAAATATTGTGGTAGAATATTCCAGATTCCTTTTTTACCGTAAATTTTTAGAGCATTGAGGTATCCCTTAATACACGCTTTTAGAATGAATGGAATCTCCTTGGTCAATTTTTTATCTATTTCAGTATCTGTTACTTGTACTTTTTTACAAAAATTTATAACAGCCGTTCTTCTTGAAACACTCTCTGAATTATTTTTATAGCGCATAATTTTATTTCCTCCCATAGTCATCGGGACTTTCCAATCAATAGTTTCGTCATTTTTATATTTTTCCGAATATGTATTTCTTCCACCTTCTACAAGCAATTGCCAGTCTGTCTGTTCCATTTTAAAATTTTCTGCGATCTCAGGTGCTATAATCATAAATTTGCCGCCATGTGGCTTAATACCGTATTTTGCGTCAATATTATTCGATATTATACCAACATCTTCTTCTTCGTAAAATTTTTGTAAAATTTTCATTAAGATGGTGCTTTTACCAGCGCCTGCCTGGCCAAGTAAATAAAGTAAAACCTGCCAATTGTCCAATTCTCCAATATCATAACACATGCGCCCCATAAAAATACATAGCCATTTTTGAATATCTATTGGAAATTCTTGATAATCCATAACACTCTTAAAAGTTGGGCAGTGATCTATAATTTTAAACCAGTCATCTTCGTATTGATCAAAATTATCAAAATTAGCGTCGTGATACTTGCACGCCACTGAATAGCTTGTAATATAAGGGTGTGATTGTCCGTAAGGTACAAAGAGGTCTGTGTATACCGGAGTATCTCCTGGATCTGCAGTATTCCATTTTGTAATATAATTACCGTTTTTAAATGCGAAAAGATGACGATCTTTAACGAGTGTAGGCAATTCTGGTCCAACAAATTCCATAAAGTACCTCTCTGCATTGTTGATATTGCTAATACCATTCGCTGTTGCATGTTTCCATTGATTAAAATTTGTTTTGTGGTCGCTTTGCTGATAAATATATTCTTTTATAGAGCAGTATTTTTTCCATGCATGAGTATTGTTTCCGTGTTTGATAATAGGTTTATAAAGATTAGAACCATATTTTGTAAATCCTTCTTCTGGCAGTTTTTCTAAAAAAAACAAAAGATACATCTGATACGAAGTTTTCTTTGATTCATCCGTGAACCTGCTATATTTAAATAAAATATCTGGATCTTCGTTTGATAAAGAATTGTGCGATTCTTCAGTTGTTTTGTAAAGAAGATAAATATCTCTAATAAGTCTTTCACTATAATAGATAACTTCGTAAATCTTATCCCAATTAGATTTATATTTTTCAAAATCAGGAACAACGCTTTTACATTTTCCGTAAACAACAGTTGCTTCAAAAATAGCATTATTCAATCCATCGCTAAGTAAACTTGTATCAATAGAATTAATATCTGTAATATTAAAATTTTTACAAGCTCCGCCTAGAACATCTGATTTATTAATAGTCCATTTTTTATTTAAATCTTCATAATATGAAAGTGTGTCTTCCAAGGTCGCAGTTTTGATGCGCTCTTTTATTTCGTTGGACCATTGACGATTATAGGCACGATCCGCCATATATATATATAATTATATATACTTATTGCTTTTATATAATTTTTCAAAGTTAATATTACACGTTGTATTTTTGTATATAAAATATTTAGCTATAGTGTATTGGGTAATGAAATATTTTTTACTTTTTAAAAAAAATGGTGAAATTGAAGAAAATACAATTAAATGTAAAACGTTTGAAACGCCTCAAAATTTTAATTTTACAGATTATATAAAATACGATAATTACATTATTCTATATAATGGTAATACAGATGAAGATTTAAATAAAACCGTTTTTTATTTTACAGAAGATAAATTTAAAGGTGAAATAGCGCTTATTAAAATTGATAAGAACAATTCCATTAAAAATTTAAAAATTGACGATTATTTTAAAAAATTAACAAAAACAATTCAAGAAACTTGTAAAAATAATTCATTAGAAACAAATTCACACTCAGACTCAGATTCAGATTCAGATTTTAATTTAAGCTTATACGGAAGCATTTTATTAAAAGATCCATTTGAATTTTAATTTACACATTTA